ATATATTTGTCTGTGTATTAGCGCTACACATAAAATACAGTGAAGTTACGGGTTTTGTATACTAACCAGTTTGTAAACCTCTGCCAAGGTAAATTCACCCTGGTTAGGTTTTGGGATTTTGCCGTTGTGGGATTCCATGTATCCCACCTTAGCAAAGATTGTTTCCAGCAAAGCGCCGGAGAAAGTGATGCACTCCAGCGTGTCGAAGCCAGGAGCCTTAGGAGCGTTCTCCCCATTAAATAGCAAAACGATGGTATTCATGCCTGCATCGATGCAGCTGAACGACTTCGTCTCCTTGGCAATCGCGGATAAGCTTTCACCGTCAAGGCTATTAAATGCAGCCTCGACCATGCCGGCGTTGTAACCCTCACCGAACAAGTGCTTGGGATCAATCAGCAACACGCCGAGCTGTTGAGCCACAATATATTGGAACTTCAGAATGCTCGCGATTTCACCAAAGGTCAACTTCTGATGATATGTTGACAGCTTTGCGATCTCGCTGCCAGGAATTGCTTGACGGGCCAGCAACTGTTGCATTTCGCTGGTCAGGTAAAAAATACGGACTGACTTCCCTTGAGGGGTCTTAAGAATCATTTTCAGCTCCTAGGGGTTTCCTAATGAACGATTTATTGGTACTGGTTAAGTTGTTGTCCGCGTTGTATCAGGCTAAGAAGCTGAAGGACACTAACCTAATCACGGAACTGGTAGATACGTTGAATGAACTGCCTGTTCCCAATTCGGATGTCTTTACACAAGATAAGGGCATACGGGATAGCATTCGCGCAACTATCCACTGGCTGCTGAAACAGCCTGAAGATGAACCGGTCATAAAATCAGCGTTGATGCAACGCGTGAACATGTTCATCAAGAACGACGACAGTCTGAAAGACGCGATCGAACACGGTCTGGAAGATCAGCCAACTGATGAACAAACTCGTAAGCTGATCTATCAGCACATCTCCGAGATCCGTCTGAACTCGGAAGGTGAAGAGTTCTCCAAGAAGTTCAAGAAGGCCATTAAGGACTTCTACTTCAAAGACATCAACGACATGGGTAAAGACGATTGGGCTAACCTGATCGACTTGGTACAAGCGGGTGTTAACCAAGGCTTTGAAGAACGTCAATCTGAGATTGTTGCTCAGGTTACTTCTGAAACGCCTGACTCGTTCAACTCGGTCATTGACATGGCCAAGCGTGAGAACAGTCTCGAAGGTATCATGAAGTCGGGTATCCAGGGTTTGAACATTGCCCTTAATCCTGATGGTGGTTTCCGTCGTGGCAAGATGTACATGATTGAAGCACTTACCAACCGCGGTAAGTCTCTGGCCACAAGCCATATGGTTGCAAGTATCGGACTGTACAACAAACCGATGCTCAGGGATAAAGCCAAGATCCCTACGATCCTCCTGGAGTCTGCAGAAGACACCATGGACTTGATCATCATGCGTATGTACAAGCTGGCGCTCTCTGCACGGCATGACCAAGTCGCTGACTTCCAGTCTGCTGAGAACATGGACATCGTCGATGCCATCGTTAGCTGCTTTAAAGAAAATGGTTGGTATCTCATCATCAACCAAATTGATTCCAGTAAAGACTCTGCGAACACTATGTTTGCTCGTTGCCGTCAACTGGAACTCAAAGGTCACGAGATCATCTTCTGGGCCTACGACTACTGCGGTCTGCAAAACATCGACAAGATCCCTGGCGAAACAAAATCCGACAAGCTGCAAATGCACTTCCGGAAGATCAGGGGTTTCATTATTGCTCGTGGTATTTGCTTCCTGACGCCTCATCAATTGTCTCCAGCAGCCAAGATGAAGCTACAGGAATCGGACGAAGAGTCTGAGGTGTACTTTGCTCGTGAAGTTTCCGGTAAGTCGCTTACTGAAACCTCGACCAAGATCACCAACGAAGTGGATGTGGTTATTACCATCCATGTGGCCAAGACAACCTTCAAAGTTTACTTTACGTTCTGCGTAGGTAAACAACGGGGCGAGGGCTGTCTGCCAGAAGAACGGTTCGGGATCTATGATCTCCATCCGGATAAAGGTTTGATTCACGACATCAACAAGAAAGCAGCATTCCGTCGCAGCTTGACACAACGACTAAATGAAAATGGCGAACTAGAAGCGGACTTTGATGATTTCAGTGTAGCAGCATAAAGAAAGTAATGGAGCTTAATACCCTAACCGCTCCTACGAGCGGTTAGGGTATTAATATGACCGCTATAACCGTCTACAGCACGCGTAGAGCGCTTTCAATCAATTTGTCGTGCTCTGCCTTGGCGAACGCCGCGCGCTCCTCAATTTGCTTCTGAGAAGGTTTACGGAAGATCAAACCCATAAAGGTAATCTTTTTTCTTGCAAGGTTATTTAACATTATTGCTAACTCCCCTATAAAGCAAAAGATGCATCCCTTACCTAACGGTAAGGGGCTTAGTTTATATCGTGAAACTCCCCACTTCCCTCCCCCCTGGTTTCCCAAGAGTTGGTCCTTTCGAACATAGGCATAGGAGACCGACTGAAGATTTATTCCGCAAGGATCTCTTCATCAGAGATGAATAGCCCCAAGAGAGAAATCTCCCTGAAGGTAGGTTGCCCAGCACTCTGGGTATCCATCTGCCACTCAGACTTGATCACGTGGACAGTACCTTCCTTGTACACCAGATTGTTGCTACCGCTCATGTAGTAGTAACGAACCACCATGGCAGGATCAATCAGCGAAGCATCAGAGTTGTGCCATGCCACCTGAACGAGGTTACCATCGTTCTTAGCGTTCTCTGTGAGGTGCTTGCAGAGGTTGTTGGTTGGCTCTGCATGATACGCCATCATCTCCTCGCCACTAGCCCGCTTGGAGGTCTGGTATTCAGACAGCGAGTCAGCACGGGTGGTCATGGCCTGACCTTTGTTGTAATACACGCCAGTCTCAGCCATGGCCGCATCTGCGGTGATGATCCGCTTACCCGTACCCACGTTCTGCTTCTTGATGTCAGAACCGTCTTTGGTAACACCGCCACCAGTCGACAGAACTGTCAGTACCTTCCCTTCCTGGTAATACGACCGCTTCAAGGTTGGTATTACGTCTTCAGGCACCCGGTACACGTTAAGTACCTTAGGAGCCGTCTCATACCGTCCTGTGCGGTAAAGAGGATAAACCCACCACATCCCCTTCCGGTAGTACATCCCCAAGCCCGTGTTGTAGAAACCGAACTCTTCATGCTCCTGCATCCACATCCCTAGTTTAACCAGAGGCACAGCAGCAGGAATAGCCACATGACTGAAGACCCGAGTGTTATCCACAGGCTCTTCAATGTTCACACCCTTGAAGCTATCAGCGCCGGTCAATGCAAGACCTTGACCAAACTCCGTCAGCTTGCCATGCAGGACGTCCTTCAACGTAGCCATCAGCAGGGTATCCGAAACCAGTTCGTTCTTGAGCAAGGCATAACCTGTCTCAAACAACTGAAAGTTCACGGTGATCATGTTGGTTTCGTCTTTGGTGGTCAAATCCGCCATAGCCGAGTTACCACCCTGCATCTCTGGGTCGGCATCTCCCAGAGGCACAGCACGCCAGCGACGCATGACTTGCGAGAAGCCTACCCGTTGGGTCACCTCAATGTAGAGGTTATCCTTATTGGGTAATACCTTACGCATGTAGACACCTGGTTGGATCTGTGCCTTGATACGTGCGTTATCGCTGTGGGAGATACCACCACCATGGGCAGGACCAAACAACGACAAACAGGCAAACCCGTTAGGGATCAACAGGGGGATCTGCTCGGTAGGAGTCACCACCATGGCGTCAACAGTAAAGATCCGTTCATAGCCCACGTTATCAAGTGCGTTCGCGTGGGCGATGATGTTGGCTATTGGCTTTGGCATCTCCATGATTAGTCTCCTCTGAAGATCCAGTCGTTGGTGTCGCCCACAGGTTCGAGGTTACTCAAGCTGTCAGACGAAACCTTGAGCGTTGGGAAGAAGTTACCCGGAGCAGGTGCCTGGTGGTCAATCTGGTACTGATGGTTCTCATGACCCTCCAGCTCGTCCAGGTGACTGACAAAGCTGATATCCTGACCTGTGCCCTTGTTGAGCATCGGTGTCATGGTAAACAGCATCCCCAGGGACGCCAGACCCATGCCTTCCTGAGCCTTGTTGTCCTTACCCGCATCACGGATAGCCTGGTTAACGGTAAACGGCTTGATCTTCGAGTAGGCAGGGAACAGCATGTAAGCCAGCCCCTCCAGTTGGCGCAGTTCCTCACGAGGAGGAGCTTTGAACTCTGGTACCGTACGAATCATCTCACACCACAACGCCAAGTACTCTTGAATCGATTCGTAAATACCTGGCACCGCTTCGTTAGCCTTCTGGAACCCCAGGTCCTGAGGACCCAGGAGGTTGCCCAGGAACCCCAAGATCTGAGGAACCTTCATCTGCCGCAGTTGAGGTTCTTCGTAATAGCCGTGGTCGTTGGCAAAGCCGGGTTGGTTGTTGTGGTAACGTTCACGGAGGTCATCCATGGACATCAGGGACTTAGGGGCAACCCACACCCCATAGACCCGGTGGTTCAAGATGCTGTGCAGTTCAATCAACCGAGCCCGCACCGCACCATAACGAGGATAAAGCATTTTCATATCGGAGGTCCGAACTTACGGCTCACCTGAATTAACAGCAGCAGGATTGCGCCGTGGTAGAGTTGTTGCCACTTGGGTAGAGTGAAGTAGTCCTTGCAATAGGCGAGGAGCTTCTCCCGGTCTACCATCTGGTTCTTCAGGGCGTCCACTACCAGCTTCTCGAAATCAGTCTGGGGGTCGCCGTCGTAGAACTGAGGGGTAAACAAGTAGGCAGTTGTATATTGCGGACTGGACGCTAGCAGCGGGAAGCCGTCCATGTTGAAATACGCCCGTTGGATCTGGTAACGCTCTGGATCGACCACAACCACCCAGTCAAACTTGCTGGAACGCAGGTTGCCGTACTGACGGGTGTTGATCAGGCGGTTGGTCGAAACGATGGTTACCGTGGAGTTCTTGACCACTGGGAGCAAGTTGAAGTCGCCCCGCATCAGGATCTCCCAGATGGTGATGTCACCAAAGCCACCGTATTCCCGTCCACCGTACTGCGTGGAGAACAGGTTGATCGGAGGATAGGAGGTTCTGAGGTCAGCCGGCATTTGCCCAGCCAAGAACTTAACCAGGTACTGGTCGTAGATCTTCCGCCCGTTACCGTCTTCCCAGGCAATAGTCCGTTCAGGGTTCCAGTAGAAGGTGTTCATGATGTAGTTGGCAATGGTCAGGCGCCAGCTGAACAGATCCTTGGCGGTGTTGAACTCTGGCTCAGTGATGATGCCAACGCCACCATGCAACGCGGAGTCTTTCGAGTAGATCCATTCCTTAACAACACGGATCTCCAACTGGGCCATGAGGTCTTCGGTAAGGATACCGAGTTTCTCGAAGGTGCAGAGGTAGACCTTGTTGGAAGTGTCGTTACGGATCTCAGGTGGCTGGGTGATGTGATACAGGCCTGCACGGCCTTCACCCGCATCCATGATTGCCACGTCGAACTGCAACGGTGCCAGATCGAATGCCAGCCACATCTCAAACGAACCACTGGACTGACCTGTGGTTGGATCGAAGGCATAAGTGCCTGCGCCGTCCTGTTTACCGATCAGGCTCTTGATCCGAGCATAGCTCTGATAGACCGCGGAGTTATCCGGCTGGAAGGTACTGATCTCTTCGTCAGCACCCAGTTCCCGACGGTAGTACTCCATCAGACGCGGGGTACCGTCTACCATTGTCAGCAACGAAGTCTCAGGCGTATAGGCCGAGTCTACAATGGTGTGCTTGTAGGCGTGGTTATAAATCTTGGGGCTTTCCGGTGTTGGCGGAAGCTCTTGCCCAAGGGGAGTGGTCTTTAAGGCCATTAGCGTTTGTCCTCTACCAATACGTAAGCGTTAAGCCCGAAGTTCATCATGTACCGACCCGGATTATTGTGCGGGAGACTTGAACCACCCTTGTCGATATCTTTTCGGATCTGCTCGATATGATCCAACCAAGGTTCTGGCAACTTATCCCAGGGATACCACGGGAAAATAGACGGCAACAGATTGAGGTCCTGAGGGTTCTTTGACAGATCGTCCCAGAATTCGTCTGTGTAGTCCCTGATCGCATAATCGAGGGTTACCACGACGTGGTGCACGTTTTTCATCGTAGGCAGCCTGGAGAGCCTCACAGAGCCTGTCTCATCCATACTCAACTGAGTGGGGAGGATGCGCAAGTTGTTGCTAAACACCCATACCAGGAACGGCGTAGCGTTATGCTTGAACGCCACCTCATGACGACGGAGCATGTAAGCCTTAACCTGCTCATTCCATTTAAAGCCTGGAATGTCGAAGATGTTGACCAGCTCCTGGTTCTCGATGTTCTCTACCGACAAGCGCGCCTGGATGATCGGTTGTACGAAGGGTACCCGCTTCATGACCCAGGGGTCGTGTTTGGGCAGCTTCATGAAGTAAGGAGCTTCCTGGTTGCGGGTGATCTGGTTAGTCACACCCCAGGCCACCTCAGGCGCCATCCGCACGTTGAATGGGCGAACGAACTGCTCGTTAGGAATCGGTATCCATTTAGCAGGGATCTCGTCCTGATAAATATCCAGTGGGTAGAAGAACTCCCAGTTGGTGAACTCGTTGAAGTAGAAGAAGTACTTCAGCTCAACTTCATACTTGCCGACGGTGGAACCTTTACGTGCACGCTGGATCTCTGCACCGTCCCACTGGATACCGATGTAGTCCAGACGCTGTGGAACGACCAAGCGCTTGTTCTTACCAGCCACGTTGGAGATGGTGGTAAAGGGTACTTGGCAATACTGGTTGAACCACTCACCGAACTCTGGGGTGGTTGGCTCGTTCTTGAGGATCAGCGCATGGATGTCCTGCATACAGGCCAGAATGCCGTTGTTAACGCCCAGGTGAACAGTAGCACTGAAGGCCATATCGGCCACCTGGTTATCACGGGTGCGGTTGATGCGACGTACGTAATGTTCAGCCAGTTTAAGGCTGTTAAACGAAGCCACTACAGAAACGTTAACCTTTACACCAGAGAAGGCTGGGTACAAACCCATGGGCTCTTCGTCATCGGTCAACCATACCGGGCGTTCGGTCGGTTCACGACGCTGGTTGGAATAACCGGTGTTGAATGGGGTGTCTTCTTTCTCTACAACTACGTACAACTTATTACGAAAAATACCGTCGGTATACATATCGCCACGTACACCGTCTTCGCTATTGGTACCAACCATCCTGGTAACGTCATTCTCGCCATTGTAAATAATTTGCGAGGCGTTTTCCAAGCCGTAGTACTTTAGAACTTGTCTGAGGGAATCCAGCGCCGCTGGGCGAAAGAACGAGGCATAGTCGTCCTCAGACATAACGATTGATTTCAGCATGGGCCTGCGCTCAATAATGAAAATAAAAGGATAAGTAATGGAAGGGGTTACCTTCCATTACCAACCAGTAAGGGTGTTACTTCCAGCGTACAGGTACAACCAGGCCGCCCGAGAACTGAAGGATCGCGAGCTTCGAGATACCATCGTTCAATTGACTAACAACGATAGCTTCCTGAAAGTCTTCCGCTTCAAGCACCAGTTTAAAGCCAAGGGAGTTCGTGAACTCAGACAGCTGTTCAGCGTACTCCTGGGAAACACCGTGCTCCCCAACAGCGTCAGCAACCTGGAAGACTTTACCTGCCAACGCTAAACGAATGCGCTGCTCTTCCAGATCGACCGCGGCACGTTCCGAAGAACGAGGTTGAGCATCCTTGTTCTTGACGGTGAAGATCAGTGCCCCGCACACGCTGGTGCTGGTTGCCAGCATCGGAACCGATACTTGACATTGATCCTTGCCCACAAACTCAACCAGAACGCCATCGACGTTGTAGTCCACCTTATCCAACAGGTGAAGCTGATACGCATCCGACAGCTCTTGGATGATCGAACCCAGGGAATCCCCTTCAGAGGCTGAAACTTCAGGCGCCTTGTGAGCCATCACTTGCAAGAGGTTACCCTTACTCATGTGGGCCAGTTGGGTTTTGCCATTCCGTTCAACCAGAAACGCGGTATGGGTCGCTTCGGCAGTTGCACTTAAAACTGCGTAGCCTTCGGGGAGCTGCTTCTTGATGCGAGCAAGAACCTCCGGGTGGACGTTTTCCAAGGCCATTGCCATTACTCCTTTTTAGCGGCTTTATCGTCTTTTTTCGGTTCTGGTGCTTCTGGTGCTGGGAAGACCTTGGTAGAGATACCGTTTACCGCTTTACGGATACCACTTACCAATTTCTTGTGAGCGGTGATTTGCTCTTTGAGTTTCTTCACCGACTCTTTGGCAGCAGCGGTTGCTTCTGCTGTGGACTTCTTGGCAGTAGAGACGACTTCCTTGTTCTTCTCATCTTTGCCAGTCACATTACTGGCTGCTGTTTTAAGGGCAGCCATTTTCTCTTGAGCGATCTTCAATAGTTCTTCCAAGCCAGCAGCAGGACCTTCCTGCTTCTTCAGCAAACCCATGAGCTTGTCAAGGCAGGCGGCTGCGTCAGCTTTGGTGTTAAGCCCACCCACGATGGTGCTGAACGCACCAGACGGATCAGCCTCAGCGGCCAACTTAACCAGACCTGCTTTAGCCGCAGGGTTGATTTGATCACCACTGCCATCTTTAGCAGCTACCAGCGCTTTCTTGTTTGTTTCTGCTGTATCGGCCACGGCTTTATTTGCTCCACTTTCGTCACTAGACGAGAACCATTCCTTGATAGCGGCAAAAGACTCTGTGATCATCGCCCAGGCCTTCATTGCCATATCCTTGATGCCGTCAAGGATAGCGCCTTCAGTACCCTCTACGGCGCTCATACGCACGTTGTGAGCGCTAGCTGCACCGATGAGGAAACGGGACTCATAACTGTCCACGCCGTTCAGGTAGTCTTCCATACCTTGAATCAGTGCGATGGTGCCGTCGGCTACACAACCGCAATCGCAGTCGTTGTCCTTACGGCAGTCTTCCGGTGGCTCGAAGTCTGGCTCAGAAGGTTCCGGCAGATCTTCCAGCTGAGCAGGAGCGAACTCTTCCACACCCATGAACATACCCAGACGACTGGTCACAAACACGTCGATGATGTTCAACACCTTCTCGGCGTATTCGATCCGACGGATCTGCGACTGGATCCCCACGAGGTTGGGTTGCTCATGACCCTCGTAGAGGTCAATGAAGTAGCGCAGGTTCTTGTGAGAGAACTCGATCCACTCATTAACAGCACTGCCCGACATGTTGTCAGAAGTTTTGTTACCCAGTGCACAGACCTGCATGGCCACATTACGCTCTGGGGTGAAGTTGCCGTTGTGCACCTCGCTCAACAGCTCGTTGAGGTACTGATTCACCGGCCAGTTAACCAGCAGCTCACTACCGTCGTAATACGCCAGACGGTCTTCCAGTGCGGCTACGATTCTGCACAAGCGTTCCTTTGCAGAACCCTCGTCGTCACCGTCCTGATCTACAACGTAGTCAAGACCCATGGACCGCAGCAGGTCAACCAGCACCGGGTTGTTCTCTTCGCTCAGCTTTGCGGCTCTGCCAGTCAGCAGTAGACTGACCAGCCCCAGCTCAAAATACAGATTCATTCGCCACTCCTCACTGATACTTGATGATGACGGTACCGCAGTAGTACACGGCATCCCGTCGAGCTGTTACGTGGAGGTAACCCTCGCTCGTACCCAGCTCTACTTCAAATCGGGACAGGTCACTTAAACCAACGAGACGCAGCCAGTTGTAGAACAGAATGGACAGATCATCTCCCAGGACTCCTGGGGGAGCATCGCCAGTAACGATACATTCTTCTGTCGTGTTGTCGATCAGGTCCTGGAGTGGTTGCAGGTTCACCTGTTCGGGGACCCCGAAGGTCAGACCGGTGATGTCCTGGGGGATACCTTTAAACAGTTCACCCAGGTCTACCTTGTCGATCAGCAGGCCAGCACCAGCGCCACCCAGTTCAAGATAGCTGAACACGGTATCACTAACGGAACGACCTGCGCCGAAACGAGGATTCAATCCCTTAACACCTTGCTGCTCCATGACCTCAGCGACCAACAGCGTTTTGTTAAAGCAATTCAAGCGCATGATTGATTACCCTTTGGTCTCGATACTAGACTTGGCAATCTGGTACGTGGTCTGGTAGATCTTAAACAGCAAAGTTTCCAGAACCTTGATACCCGCCATGCCGTTTCTGATAACTTCGTTCAGACTGCTTGCCATGGATTTAGCACCAGCTTCATCATCCTTCTCAGTACGCTCAGCAAACGCCAAGCTTTTCTGTAGGTTCTTGATGAATACATCTTCCAACTTCATCGCGTCGTTAATAACGCTGGCAAAGACCTTGTTGGTGGCCGTCAACGCTTTAGCCACTTCACGAGTCTTGGTCTCATTAGGCAGGTATCCGGCGTTCTTGTCGCTTTCCAGCAGATCAGGGTCGACCTTCAGCGTCAGCTTACCGTGTGCATTGATGGAGATTGTAGTGCCACCCACAAACGGTGCCGGATCGCTACCGAAGATCTTCACCAGGTTGTCATGGTGAGTCTTGAACAGCTTATCAAGATCTTCTTTGGCATGACTCAACTGCCCCTTGCCCAGGAACGCCAATTCGGCCTTCACTACAGCATCACCGACTTCTTTGATGTAAGCATTGGTCTTAGCCGCCGCCTTATCGAGTTCGTCGATGTTCTTGATCATCCAGTCCAAGTTGTTCGGAACCTTGGCCTTGCTGGCCCACAGATTCATATAACCCGCTGGATAGTGCGTGAAGTGTTTCCTCACCCCATGTTTGTCCAGTAGCGTCAAGAGCTCTTTATTCTGACGCTCGGCATTTTCTTTCTTGCCGGTAAAGAAGTTCCACACCCATTTGAAGAAGTTCTTCACGGCCGTGATAAGTGCACCCACCATGTCCTTAATCCAGCTAAAGAAACCTTCAGTGCCTTGTACACTGGAAAGATCCTGCTTGCGTGGGATGTGGGAGAAGATATATTGGTAGTACAGAGACTCGGTACCCGACACCTGGTCATATTCATCCGACAGGTCATCGATCTTGTCATCTGGGGCGTCCACAACACTCTCAGGATTCTCGGCGTTGTAGAGCGCTTCAACTGTGGGTGTATTGATAAAACGACGAGCAAGCACTGGTTGCGTCATGGTTAAATTACCTGTTAAAAAAGGATATGTAGCAAAACCTATAGCATCCCTTGAAAAAACAAAATGCGGCATAAAGACTACTAAGGGCGATTGCTCGCCCTTAGTAGTTACTTTACGGCAGGTACAGCAACAGCCACGGCGCCTTAGTAGGCGATGTGAGCCGCGATGCAGTCCAGAGCGGCGCCAGCGCCGTTGATCAGGAACTTGGTCATGTTGGTGGTCACGCTCGAAGTCGAGCTGTACACCGCTTTGACCAGGGTAACCTGAGCATTGACTTCGGACGCTTTGTCGTTGTCGCCGCCTTTGATGGCGTTCAGGGAACCGATAACGCGATCACGCTCGGCAGCCGAGAAAGCCTTGGCCACTTTGTCCTTACGGATACCAGCACCAACGCCACGCACGTCAGCGATTTCTTTCAGCAGAGCCGACTTGTCGTGCTTCGCTTTGACATCGGAACCGCCAGTCAGCTTCTTGGCTTCCGGATCTTTCATGATCACGAACTTCAGGGAGCGGGCAGCGTTGGCCGCGTCGGCCATGGTTTTGATGTCGCTGTCGATGTACGACGCCTGGATGCGGATACCGTTGATCACGCCGATCAGCACGTCGTGGGTACCAGCCTTCTTCTCGTTGTACTTGCCGGCTGCCTTGGCATCCGACTTGATCGCGGAAACAACACCGCTGTACGCCGATTTGAAGTCTTCCAGGGTGATGCCCTGAACGTTTTTGCCCAGCTCGGTCAGCTTGGCGATGGCAGCGCTCGAAGATTCGAAGCCTTTGGCTTTGAAGCCACCCAGACCGCCTTTGGCGTAGTCGATGTAAACGTTCCAGCCGCCGAGCTTGATCTGCTCTTTGACCTTGGCGCCGTCTTCGAGACGCTTCTTCAGCTGGTCGCAGCGTTTTTCCAGCGCGGCAGCTTTGTCGAAGATCGACACGAAGAAGTTGATGACGGTGTTGAAGATGTGCTTGATGAACTCGATGGCTTTGCGGCCGTATTCCTTGATCGAGTCCATGATGCTTTCGATGCCCTGACGAGCATACATCTGAGCGGTCGAAGCGTCGGTGATGGATTCAGCACCCATGCGCTCGCCCTGGATGTTTGCACCCAGCTTGTTGCCGAGAACCACGCCGCGGCGGTACAGCTGTGCGAAAGCCATCGCGTTGAAGTTGCCGGAGTTGATCAGCGACTCCATGCCTTCAACGACTTCGGTCGCTTCTTCAACAGCTTCTTCCAGCTCTTCGACTTTGTCGACCAGCTGTTCAACTTGCTGCGATTGCTCTTCGATCGCCACGGTCACTTCGGCGATTTCGGATTTGACGACGTCTTCAACGGCGTCGACCACGGTGCCAGCAGCACCATCCAGTTCCAGTTCTTCGGCACCGGCGTACATGTCCAGAATATTGAGGCCCATTGCGTGTATCCTTTTTCGTTAACGAAGGAAAATTGAGTGTTTAATTAAACATCAAGCGAAAACACCAAGCACACCATGAATGTACCTGTCGGTGTAGCTGACCACCCGAGGAGTGAATCCGCTATAGAATGCCAAGGCATTAGCCTCACCGCCGAGGAGTTTCTCTGCCTCTCCCATAGCACTTGAGCTAACCTTATCCAGCTTGCTGAGGTTAGCATCAACTGATTTGACCATCTCACCCCAGCTCTTAATGAAGCTCAGATAACTGTCGTAAGATGCCTTCAAGCGCTTATGCATGGAGTTGATCTTGTCCAGCTTATTCAGCAAAGCGCTGACCTCAGACTTAGACAAAGTCACAGTGGACCCAGATTCAGCAGGTGAATCTCCACCTATAACATATTTCGGGCTCTTGCCATCACCGTACACACATTCCCAGACCTTGCCACCTGGCAGGGTATCCGAGTACGTCGAAGTGCCCTTGGAATGCGGCAACTTAAACGCAGGGTACTTCACCGCTTCAAACTCCTCCACAATAGCGAAGATGTTCTCAGCAGTAGAAACACCCTTGAGCTTACGAGCAACAATCAGCTGCTTGTCCAGATAGCTCAGAATGTCTTTGCTGTGCTTGTCCAGCGAATCCAACGTGCTCAGCAGAGTGTCCATATCATGACTGATATGCCCAATGTCGCCATTAGCAGTGATCAGAGCAATCGTGGTCTTGCTGAGGTTTAGCTCATGGTCATCGATCTTGCTGAAGTTTTGCGTCAGCTTACGGATCAAGGTGTCGTTGTCACTGAAGGCGCGGTACAGACCAGAACCTGCTGCACCGATAGCCTTGCCAAACAGGTCGATAGTTTTACCACCGACCCACTTGCTGGCTGAGAGCAACCCGGAGCCCAACTCCTTGAGGTTCTCCGTGAAGTCTTCATTGCCATCAACCGCCAGCTTTATCCGATGGGGTAAAGCCAGCAGCTCATTCCCGGCCCGCTCCATGTCTCGCTGAACATCCAACGTCGACAAATGGTTTTCCAGGCAGTTCTGGTATAGACGGTGTGCACTGACGTTCATAACCAGTCTCCTTTCTCCTTACGGAGTGTTGGCCTTTACCGAGAGGTTCGACAGCTCAATCAAGCCGTGGATCACCAGGGTCAAGTAGCTGGTCAGAGTAGAACGCAGGGTGAGCAGCTCCATCTGGTTCTTGCGCACGATCTGCGAGAACGCCGTGAGGACTTTATCCTTCAGCTCGTCATCCATCTGCGACTCGTAGATGCCCTTGGCAACATCGTTGTAATCGTTGTCCGTAAGCTTGAACTTGTCGCCGGCTTCGAAGACCTTGCTCCATTCCTTCAGCAGTTCTTTCAGGTGTTTTGCAATTACCTTGATCTGCTGCGAAGAAGGACTCTTCACTTCGTTACCGAGTTTCGGGTAGATGATCTCCGAACTGTTCTCGAACCCAGTCAGTTCCTCGTTGAGGTAGATCTGGAGGAACTGCTCGACGTCATCCGCCGTGTGCATGCGGTAGTTCGGCTTGGTCTGACGGATGTCAATGAAGTACGCACCACCCATCAACTCAACCGACTGCTTCGCTGTTACACGACCAGTGGTGAAGTCTTTGTTTGGTTTGTTGCATTCCTTGAACGGAGTCGACGGCAACTGAGAAGGCAGATCCAGGAACCGTTCCAACCCCAACGCTTGATCCAATCCTGCAAACCCGCCAAAGAAGCCGAGGACTGCATTCATGTTGTTCTTGCTGTTGAGGTAGTAGTTCGAACTCAACGCCGAGATGGTACGGCTCAGCTTGCTGACGTCGCCGGTCCAGTCACCGCTGATCTGGCCGTTAACCTTAAACAGGTTAAACAGACGAGCACCGAGCAACAGGGTTTCGCGGTTCTCTTCGAACTTTGGAGTGGTATCAATCCCCCGCTCCAAAGCGTCAACCGCCTCCATCAGGCTTTCCTGGTTTTGCGTGAACACAATGTAGGCTTCACGGAAACCGTCGTTGATGCGGACGACCACTTCCTTGGACTTGCGAAGGAAGTCGCCCAGGAAGCTCTCACAGCCCATCAGACGGGTCAGGAGGTAATCTTCCGGCATCAGGCTGCGTCCAAGCGCTTCTGCGCCTTCTACAGCGTCCAAACCGCTTACAGGCGGAATGTCGACATTGGAACGCACCAGGGAGTTGTCCATGGCGTTGGCCAGCTCAGGCGTAACCTGATGAGGCTCGGTACCTGCGAGCACCGCCTTAACCATGTCAACCCGGTTCTTGCTGTCGTCCAGACGGTTCTGGAAACGATCCAGATCCGCCGTGTCTTTGGCCAGGCTAACGATCTCGGCAGACTTAACTGCGGAGATAGCGGCCATCTCAGCCGCCAGCTGTAGCTCTTGGTTAATTTGGCCCATAGTAGGACTCTCCTCCGAGGAGCAAGAAGATACGCCCAACGACGCCTGCTCCTACGCCAGCCATGAGACGGTAAAGGTCGTTGTCATAGACCGTGTCCCCATCCTGCAAGAAGGCCGCATGGCCACCTGTGCGAGTGGTGGGAGTGTAAGTGCCATAACGGGTACTGTTGGCATCCAGGAGTTTGTTCTCTTGAATGCTCAGCGACGTGATCAACTGACGGTGACCACAACGACCATTCAGGTAATGAATGATGTCACGGATCAGTTCAGCCAATGGCCCCTTGCCACTGTCGAAGTTGACTTCCATCCACCCTGCAAAAGAAGTGCCGGTCAGGGCATTCACTTCACGCAGGGTTTCGATGGTAACGTCACCTTTCATGATCAGTTCAAAATCCTGGTACGCATCCTGACGGAGGTACTTGAGGTTCTTGAACATGGCGTCAAGCTCACCATCACCGAGGTGAGCGCTGACGTACCCGTTGTTACCCCGGCGAAATTCAGGCATAGTCGGCCTCGATCTCGGAAATGGTGTGGTCGTTGCGAATGATCTTGTCCTGGTAGATCTCGATACGGCGATCCAGCTCAGGGTCATTCGTGCCATTACGCTTGTTGATCGCTTGCGAGATCTTCATAGCGAAGTATTCGTTGTCGCGGCGCATGCGCTCGATACGAACACTCTGAATCTTGCTGATACCCACACCCAGCCAGAACAGCGGGTTAACCAGGTGGATACCGAAGCCCTTTTGCAGCAGGTCAACTTGACCCTTGCCGCCGGTGCTTTCCATGACGTCCAGCGAGGTCTGAGTGATCTCGATGTCCGGCAGGTTGTTCATGTTCTTCATGATCGTGGCAGCGCCTTTCAGCAGGTCCACGGTGAAGTTGTTGTAGAACGACGCAGTGCCGTTGATCCAGCGCAGGTCAACACCGTTCAGGTAACGAGCAGGATCGACTTTCTGGTTGTTCATGGTCAGCAGTACATCGTAGACCATGCGGGTGTAACGCAGCCAGAAGTTCAGGTACTCGACGACGTTCAGCAGGTTGGCTTGCTTAACAGTCATGGTGTGACCGTCCCACAGGCTTTCCTTATAGCTGTTAACAGCCTTGGTCAGCTCAGTGGTCAGCGCATCGATAGCGCCCAGGCTGTGCTTGCTCACGCCAACCAGATCAGCACCGGAGAAGCCCTGGGCAGTGATTGCCTTTTTCAGGGACTTGGTGATGACCCAGTGCTCGATGTGATCGCTCAGGTCGATGTCGTTGCTCTGGAGGTTTTCCAGACCGGCCTTCAGGTCGTCGCCAGCTACCTTGATGTTGAGGATAGCAGCCAGGATTTCGTTTTTCTTTACTGCCTTTACTTTCCCGACGTAGGAGAAAATATCCATCACATGCCTCCGTTGAGCAACTTAACCAGATCCGCCAGAGTGTTGGAACCGGAATCTTTCTTGGATTTAACGGCGATATCCTTGCGGGTGTAGATTTCAGGCATATCGCTGCCGTGGGTGTAGAAGGTGTAGATGCCGCGGTCTTCGTTGCAGACCACGATGGTGTTCGCCACTACAGCCTTGAAGATGCCTGCACGCGACACTGGGTCACGGAAGCGCTTGCCCAGATCCAGTTCCAGCTGGGTAGCCGATTCCTGGGTCATGATGAACGAGTTGGCCATGCTGTTGAAGCTGACCACACCGGTACGCACAGCAGTAAGCTTGTTACCGGTTTCGCGACGCAGGGCTTCTTTGTAGTAGCCCGACATCTCTTCGTTCTTGATGTTGAAGCGTTCTTTGATGATGTCACGACCGCTGAGGAATTCAGGGTAGGTGATTTCACGGGTCTTCGCCATGGTCAGGCGAGCAAAGAAGCCTTCTTCGATCTTGGCGGCCGAGAAGGTACGCTTCATGTCTTTGAACGACATTGGGACCGGGATCTGACGGAAGGTCAGCGGGAAGTCGATCTTGTTACCGCGCTCGGTGGTCAGGGTGGCGTTAACCACTTTACCAACGGCCAGCGGGGTGTACTCGTTTAGGTCAGGCATGGACTTGCCGCCGACTTGGACGAAGTGTTGCTCGGGCTTCTTGTCGTCGTCGTCTTTGGACTTAGCCTTGTCGCCGTTCGGGATGTTGTTGTCGTAGGCTTCGCAACCCATCAACGCCATCATGCCGGCACGGTTCGGGTTGATCGAACCGATAACGTCCTTGATCTGCACACCCATTGCCACGGTGCCTTCAAGCGCCAGGTGAGTCAAGGTAGCCACTACGTCACGCAGCATAATGATCTGCATGAGATCGGCCATGAATTCTTGGTGCAGAAGGGTCTGCTCAACACCCACCATAGGGGCAATGATAGCGCGGTTAGCACTCTCATGGACCGAGGTGGTCGAGACCACATTGTATGAACGTTGAACCTGGCCCGCCACCTTGGCGGCGGAGTTTATGTCTTTGCTATCGGGATAAAACTTAGCTGCAATATCCAGCAGGTAAGACCCCAAACCTAGTACGTTACCAATCATTTTGTAATTCCTTCATTAATGGGAGCCAGAGAAATGGCAGATGATCCGAATCAGTATAACGGGTGGTACGACAAGACCCCAGGGAATGAAGAACCCGCAAGCGATCTAACTTCACAGACATATGACGAATGGCTGGAGTTTGCGTTTCGAGAAAACGGTGGACCCGGTTACTCAAGCGCACTGATCAGCATGTTGAAAGGGGTACGAATTCTAGGCCCTGGGAACCAGTTGGCTCCCATCCCCGACGACACCATAGGATTAGTCTTTATTAACCGGCCGTTGTTGAACTTATCCGACGAAAACGTGATAAAACATCCTCAAATGTTGCCGTTGTATAACCCTGATCGAAATACCCTGCAACATTACGTTAAGGGGTTGCTGGATCCGGTGTGGGGCAGAGCCAACAGTGGTAACAGTTCCATGTTGGACCCGCTCTATCCGTGGATGGGTTGCTTGACTAACCTGGTTAAGGTGTCCTCAGGTTTCCCTGACGTCAGCATGCCGGTGGAGAAGTCTACTCCTGGTATCCGTAAAGAAGTCTATCAGTACCCCAACGGGATTCTGAAGGTTAACTACGACTTCGATATGCGCCTGACCTTCCACAACCCTAAACCGGGTGTGGTGCCGTTCATCTTCGACGTACTCAACCACTACATCGAAGGCGTAACGCTGGGCGACGAAGGCATGGAACCTTATCCAGAAGCCTTGATCCAGAACTACCGTGATTATGACGTGCGGGTTTATCACGTCATCATGAACAAGAACATGCGCAGTATTGAAGGGATCTACTGCAACGGCTACTCCTGGCCTAACACCTACCCGTCGGGTGCGTTCAGTACCATCGACCGTACACAGAACAGTTTGCGGGGTCAGGGTCAGGATGAAGTGGAGATCAACTTCCCAAGCGTGATCTTCCGTTATAACAACTTGCGTGTTGCGGACATGTTTAACCGTACCACGCTGTTCTTTAATCCAAACATGAACCCAAGTGTTCGGGCCAACAACTACCGTAAGTTGAAGTTCAGTGAGTACTACGCCGCTAACTACGCCGTGTGCTACCCCTGGATCAACCTGAACTCGATGGAAATGGAATACTGGGGCGATAAGTAAATGGCCGACATTACACAGAACGAATTGATCGCGTTAGCCAACAACCCCATCCGTGGGGTGAACCGAGTAGTCAACCAGATCGAAGAGAATTACTTCGGTCGTTCGGTAAAGCTCAACAGTAAGACTCACCCGTTTGTCTTTGGTACTGACATCATCCTGGGTTCTGCTCACGGCATCTTGAACCGTGTTGATGACGCCATCGCCAAGTTGTTCCCTGCTCACGCGCGCACCACCTCCGATCTCAGTCGCCACATGTCTGAAGAAGAGCAGATCGGCATGTTCGGTACACCGTCGATCATGGACCTGCAATACGCCATCAACACTGATGTCTACATGCAGTTGGCCAAAGATGTAACAGTCATCATGGGCAAGAGTACTTTCACGTACAAAATGCTGTTGCTGCCTAAGGACTCCGAGCTGACCTTTGGTGGTTACACCTTTGGTATCGAGAACGGTATCGAGATCCGTTACAGCGAGCAAACCGGTTACCAGGTGGTTTACGATGACTCCACCAACAACCCGCTCAATCCGATCTCCAACAACCTGCTGGAACGGCGTGTAACCCCTAACGGTTACCTGACCATCGTTATCCCGTGCCGTCAGCTGGTGTGCAAGCCTAGCGAAAGCCTGACGTCTAACCAGAGTTCGGGTTGCAGCGGTGATATCGAGTTCACCGACTACTTGTACTCGGTACGGGCCTTCCTGACAGTCGCTGGTGTTAAGCGCGAGATCCTGGTGAGCTATGACCAGGATGTGTTTGATCCAAACACTGTTACCTTGTCGTTAAGCCTGGATGTCAGCAATGGCCGCTTTAACTACAAGATTCCTGACGTCTATATCGCCAACAATCTGGGTATCGGTACTGTCGACATCTATACCTACACCACCAAGGGTGAGTTGCTGAAAGACTTTACCCAAACGGCTCTGGGTGATGTGGGGGTCAACTACCAGGACTATCGCTTCGGCGCTGGTGTCCTGGGTTCGTTCTCCAGTGCTCTGAAGTCTTCTGGTGGTATGGCCTGGCGTGCAATGACACCTACGTCGGGTGGTAGCAACGCCCTTCCGTTTGCTCAGATGAAGGCTTCCTTTATCAACGGCCGTCGTCAGCGTAATTTGCCGATCACCGAGAACAACCTGATTGGTACCGTGGAGAACTACGGCTACAACTCGGTTAAAGCCATCGACTACATGACCAAGCGTAGCTACTCGGTGACCAAGGAACTTCGGATCCAGGACAACAAGAAGCTGTTTGCACCTATGGGGTGTTTCGTGGGCAGCTACTTGGCGTCGGTTAACAGCCTGATCGGCAGTGGTGTGGTGATCGACAACGGTTCCCGCATTACTATCCCGCACAACGTGCTGTTCGACATTACCCAGCCAACCACCGTGTTGATCAACCAGGTTACCAAGAACGCTTACGAGGCCATGGGCAACGAAGCCAAGGTTGACCTGATTACCGACACTACGTTGGTGTACACCCCGTTCTACTACGTGATGGACCTGACCAATACCCAAGCGGTGTTGCGCACCTATCACCTGGATGAACCGAAGTTCAAGAGCCAGACGTTCCAGAACGAGAACGGTGCACTGGGTATTGATGTGGGTGTGGGTTCTGTGGCTATTGAGCAGAACGACAACGGCTACCAGATTACAGTGATTACTGCTTCTGGTAAGAGCTACCAGGAACTGGACGATTCCACCCTGGGTGTTCAGTTGTCGGTACAGCCTGAGGACACCAACAGCCTGGCCAGTATCGCAGGTACGTTGTATGGCCTGACCGAAGACGGTGAGCGTATCTGGCAGTTCAATCTGGACAGTCGCTTCGATGTAGACGTCAACGACGTACTCTACTTCACCAACTTCACCCAGTTCGGTACCTCCCAGCCTGTAACGGGTGTGCCGCTGAGTCTGGACATGACGTTGATCTTCACCTTCCAGGGCGATAAGGCTAACACCAACACCCTTTCGGATGAGAAGATCGAGCAGTCGCTGTTCAATGTGCCGATGGTGGCCATCATCGAAACGCAGTACGCGGTTACCCTGGGTAAGAAACTGGGCAACCTGTACAGTCGCATCCGTCCGTTGGTTGGCGAAGCGCAGTACAAGAAGTATGGGGTGGATATTCCGTTCACCTATCAGGAAACGATCTACCAGCGTAACGAAGATGAAGAGATTATCTTTATCGACGGCGTAGCACAGATCGAGCACCAGGTCGGTGATGTGATGTACGATAACAACGTACCTCCTCGCATCATGATGCAGTACACCAAGAATGACTACCAGCTGGATGCCGAGGGTAACTACATCACTGTAGCTCCTCGTGACTTGCTGTACCACTGGGACTTCATCGGTTTCGACGGTGCTTACTTCTTCAGTCATGACCTCTATGACGTGCAGTTTGCTCAAGAGACCAAAGACTACTTCGTGGATGTGATCAGTCAAGACATGGCTTTCTTTGCATCGTCCGCACTCGATCAGACCAGCCTGGTTTACCAGCCGCGTAATAAGCTGGGTTATCAGAAGGTAGTGGTGAACAGCAACTATACCAGTTACTTGCGTCAAGACCTGAGCTTCGTGGTTACCTATTACCTGACAGCAGCAGGCATGAAGAGCCCAAGCTTGAAGGACTCGCTGGAGGCCAGCACTCCACGGGTGTTGAACGAAGGTCTGTTCGGGGCTACAACGTTCAGTGCCAACGACCTGGCGTCTCAGTTGAAAGACGGAGCATCCAAGGAAGTGGTAGCAGTTAAACTGAGCGCGATTGCAGGTGACAGTACTGTAGACGTGATCAGTAACGCCGACAGCCTCACAGGCTTCAGTATCCGTAAACTGCTACAACAGAGTTCGGATGGTCTGTTGTCGATTAAGGAAGACGTTGACATTGTCTTCTTGCCGCACGACGTGTCCATGGTCAACATGGGTCCGGTGTAAAGCAGCTATAACCCCTCCCACTCCTGTAAAGGGAGTGGGAGGGGTATATGGCCGTTACTCAGCGGATGCAGCAGGGTACTTCGCGTTCAGGTGTGCAGCGAACAGGAAGGGCAACTGAATCTTGCTCGCCATGTCGCTGGTGCGCCAGGAGAAGTCTTTCAGGCTGTAGCCCGACATCTTCAGGTCTGGATAGAACGCACCATCCAGATAAGCTGTGTGCGCCTTTTGCAGGGTGGTTGTGAACTCGTTGACGAACAGGTAGTCCCCGCTGATCACCAGGTCTGGAACACGGTTAAGTTCCGCCCACGAAGTCAGTGAACCATCACGCAGCTTTGGTTCAACCTCGTAGAAGTAACCGTCCGTATACGAAGCGTACTGCAATACCTCACAACGTAATTCATTCACGAGTTCCTGGTTCTCAGTCGTGAACGAACCGTCCAGCATGCGCTTCATGGTAGAAGACACCACGGCGTCGATGTAGGAGTAAATCGCCTCGAAGTAATCACGAGTCTCCTTCAGCTGGCCGAGTTGCTTACGCGCCTCAGCGACAGGCAAGCCGGCGTACAACACCACAGACTTGTTAGTCTCTGGGAAGCATTCCGACAACTGCACCATCAACGCATTGGCACGGGAGCCGTTACCCCAGATACCGCGGATGATCTTTGTAGCAACAGGCAGCGGCAGACCTTCGTCGTCCATTGCCTGAATCAGAGCGTCGAGTTCGTCGGTATACGTCTGAGTAGTGACCAAGGCCACGTTCTTCAGTTTGACGATCTCTTCCCACATGGCTTCTCGGCTCATAGCAATTTACCTGCCCCGATTTGTTTGGTGAAGTTGTTGAGGCTAGTTTTCACCCCACCAATATCGTTCTGGATAGCGAAGTTCACGTTGGCCGTCAGCTTCTCGCCAAACGTCTTGGCGTCAGCATCTTTGATAAAGACACGACCCTCGATGATTGGACTGAGACCCTTGGCGCGCGCAGCCGTGACTATCTTCTCCAGGGCCTCGATGTCGCCCATCACACCGCTGTAGTAGTAGGCGTGAATACGACCATACCACTCAACCAGGCTAACGATCTGACGCTCGACCCGCAGGACTTCCTTGTTGATCGCGTAGCACATCTGGGTGAAGTTACGCACCTCGACAGACAGCGCCTGGTAGTCGGCCAGCAATTGAGGGGTATTGTAGTAACCCGCAATAGTAGCGATCTTGTCCATGTCGCTCTTGTCAACGATCTCGCCCAGGGCTTTCCAGTCAACCTTCGAGATATCGACCTCGGAGTCAACCAGTTCCTGGTAACGAGCGTTGAGACGGTTGATCTCAAGCAACGTAGCCGAAACGTCCACGCCTCTAACAACCGACGCACTGGCAGTGACTTCGCTCGCCAGACGCTTCTGCACCTGATCGAACTTGTTAGCCAGCTCTTCGTTGGAGAAGTCGAGACTGTAGAGGTCCTTGTACAGCTTGCTCATCAGACCAGTCACTTCGGACACATCCAACGACAGCATGGTTTCGTGGAGGGCTTTGTTGATCACAGTTACTTCACTGGAATCATCACCGCCCACACGGTTACCGGCTTTAGCCCGCACACGAGAACGGTTGTACTCGTCCAGGATGACCTTCTTCAGGCGTTTGCTGGCGAGACCCATCTTGTCGCCGGCCATCTTGACCTTACCGTTCAGTTGCTGGATCAGTGGCACACAGGTACCCAGCTTTTTAACCTGGTCGATATCGCTATCGAGCTTGTTCTTCAGCAGGTGAATCTGCGCTACCCGATCCTGGCCCTTAGGCAGGTCACCGAGGAACTTCTCGACGTTGTATTCAGCGATGTTGAAACCAAAGCTGATCAGCGTGTCTTCGAATTCCTTCTTCAGATCACCGAGCGAGTCGTCGATGGCTTTAGTAATCCGCTCACTTTTGCGGAAACCAAAGATCCCCTTGACCATGTCGACAACCCAGTCGATGGCCATGCGGATGTACTTGATGATGGTTTCGATGAAGGTCTTGAAACCGTCGTAGATCGCAGTGAAGAAGCCTTCAGCACCCATGCGAGCATTACGCTGCGAAGGGAACGGGTCGTACTTCTCAACACCCTGAAGTTTAAGGTGGCGGGCGATCTGCTTCGAGAACGTGCCCAGCGCCAGCTGCTCAGAACCCATGACCATAACAGTCGCGTTGTTCTGATCGCTGACCTGGTAGTATTCCGTCAGGTCTACTCGCTGTTTGTTTTCGCCTGGCTGATAGGAATCAACAGGGCTCGAGTTACCCATCTGCTGGTAATCGTCGAGACTAGTGGTTGCGGAATCACTCACGGTTGGCCTCCAGCTCTTTTACCAGGTAGTCGGTCAGCACGGCGCAGGCAGGCAGTTCACCTACGTCCACGTCGTTAACGACTGTGCTGTAGCCGCTCTTGCACGGCAGGGTGCCGGTGGTCATCATGGCGCCAGCGATGGAACCGATGCGAACTTGGGCTTGCTTGTGGATCAGGGCAGCCGGGATAGGCGATACGCCGTTCCACTTGTCGAGCATGGCCCAAGCCTTTTCGTCCATCTCGGAAGTCCAACCGCCAACGCGGTACGAACGACGGATCAGCGCACGAGTGAAAGGCTCGGCCAGCAGCTTGCTCTGTTCGATCGGGCAGGTGATACCTTTTTCGGTCAGGGCTTTCTTGTATTCAAGAACATGGATCAAATGCGACATGGTAGAGTTCCTTGCAAGGGGGAGGGTGTTAGGCTTCGAAGGTTTTGTTTTCTTCTTCAGGGCTGGTGTCAGTCCCGTCACGCCGTGCTTTCAAACGTGCCAGTTTAACAGCGAAGGTGTTCACCTCGTGGTTGGCGACCACAGAAGTGTAGTGTTCGACCTCTTGGGCCTTAAAGTCAGCCTGGCTGAACACCCAACCCATGAAACGGTGGATCACGGTGGACTCATACCAAGGACGCAGGGTCTCGGCATGCTTCAACAACAGTTGCACTTCATCAGCCAATGCCTCTTTCTCAGCGGCAGGGACGCTCTTGTCTTCCTTCAGCTTTTGAATCAGCTGGCGAGCAGCATCTTCGAAGCGACGGTGGTCGGCGTTGTAAACACCCGAGTAGCCCTTGCTGAAGTAGTTAAGAACAAAGATGAAGCTGTAGAAGATCATGGCTGTAAACAAAGCACCACCCAGACCGATACTGACAGTCAGGCTGATCCACGCAGGGAATGCGATGATGGTGGTAACCGCAGCGATCATCAGGCTACTTACCACGGTCACGATGCAACCCTGGTCAGTCAGAACACCGATGGCCGCGATGATGCCCTTGTCGCAACCCATGCGGATGGCGTACATGTCAGCCACAACCTCGGAAGACATAGCTTCTACGCCTACTGACAGACTGCGTCGCATATTACGTTGGGCGACTAATTTGTCGAAGTAGAGGAAGAGAGTTTTCTCATCCTGGTCTTGAGCAAGCTTCTGCAACTCACCCTGTTTGGCTGGTGGAACATCCAGGAGAGAAGCGATGTCCTTAAGCACTACAACGCGATCTGAGACGTCTTTGGCTTCCTGGTAGTAACGCAGGCCGGCTTTCAGATAAAGGTTGTCAGACGCGATTGTGAGCAGCATCATGCAACCGCTGAACACATGACCACACTCGTGAGCAATGGCCCCGCAAAGGATGCCAGCGAGTGGAACGCCGAACTTGGCGATCTTGTCTTTTGGAAAGGTCGCATGCAGATCCGGGTTGATCTTGAACGCCACAGGAATGGTCTGGAAGCTACCCAGTACTTTACCCGTGGTGTAGTCGATGCCGCCCTTGAACACCTTGTCCTTGCTCTGGGTAAACCAGCGGTACATGGTGGTCTGGGTTGGCTTCAGCAGTTCGTCAACCAGGCTGTTGTTCAGTACGTGGTTGGGGGAGAAGTAACCCACGTCGACCGACAGGTTACCACTGTTGGCGAACTGTAGATCGATGTTCTTGAAGCCAGTGTATTCGTTGATGAGTTCTTTAATGCCTGGGATGGATTCTTTGCTCAGGACACCGTCTGGACTGATCTGACCTTCAAGGAACGTCGACAACTTGCGATAGAAGTCAGATGACTGGAAGTTAATGAACTCCAGTCCTCCAACAGGTCGTTTCAAAAAATCCATCGAGATCATGCACCTGTACTCCTCAAAGATATTTAATACTGGGACGCCATTGATATAGCGCTAAAAGCGGGCATAAAATGCAGGATACAAACATGACACAAAACCTATCACCGATTATTGCACGCGTCTGCAAACATGCCGTCTATACGGAGCATCGTTTTGACAAGAGCAAGGACTTGCTGACCGCAAAGATTACCAACGTTCATGAGGATAACTCGCGAACCAACTCATTCATTTCGATTGAAAACTACAAGATGCCTTGGCACCTTGTCAAAGAGCAGCATCGTAAGTTCGAGCAGCCTAAAGACTACCTCGAAGAACGTTACTGCCGTGAATATCGCAGCACCCGTCGTTCGATTCCGTTTGAAGTACGCAAGCAGCTATTTGGGGTAGCTGACCGTAGCTCGACGATCTATGACATTAAGTCGGGTAAAGGCATTCAGTATGTGTTTGGTTTGGACCAGACCACACCGGTTCACTTCAAGCAACAGTTCTTTAAGAAGTACGCGGAGTATCAGGAAAAGGAACCGTACACCGTAGCAGCTTTCGACGTTGAAGCGGATATGGAAGTCTTTGGTGAAGTCAAACCAATCATGATGGCTTCGGTTACCATGAAAGGTAAAGCTTACTTTGCTGCTCAGCGTAGCTGGTATCAGAGTCGTCAGGACAAGATCGATCCAAAGGTTCGGTTAACTGACTTTGCAATCCTGGCCGAGTTAAAAGCAGCTGAGAAGAAGTACGTACAGGAACACCTTGATCGTCGCAAGTGCACGATTGAGTATGAACTGTTCGACACTCCTGGTCAGATTGCTTATGCCTGCATTCAGAAGTTCCATGAATGGGAACCGGACTGGGTACTGAGCTGGAACGCCGGTTATGACATGGAAGCCTGTGAACGCGCGCTCAGGACTGAAGGTTATAACCTCGCAGACGTCTACAGTGATCCATCGGTACCAAAAGAGTATCGCAGTTATGAACTGAACCTTGGTCGTACTCACAAGGTTAAGGAGAACGGCGACAAGACTCCTCTGGAACCACAAGAGAAGTTTCCAACCGTTCGTGCTCCAGCTAAGTGGCAATGGGCTGACGCTATGTCGGGTTATGCCATTAAGCGCTTCTCGTCGGGTAAGCTCGAGAGCTACTCTCTGGAGTCGATTGCTACTCGTGAAGAGGTCAAGGGTAAGCTGTATACCGAAGAGGGCATGAAGCACGGTCCTGGTTCACCTCAGTGGCATCGGTACATGCAGAAACATCATCCGTATCTGTATTCGATGTACAACATTGCGGACAACTGGCCTATTGAAGAGATCAACGAGCAGACTCTGGACTTCTCGCTGTCGATTCCAATGCTGCTGCGTTATTCGGAATACTTCAACTTTGTTTCGCAACCACGGTTGATCGCTGATACCCTTTCGTTCCTTGCACGTGAGAACGGTTACGTCTGGGGCAGTACTCCGGCTAAACGTGACAAGACCTTTACTGATCGTCTACCAACCCTCGACAACTGGATTGCACTCCTCGATACCGAGAAGAACGCAGACATGGGCCGAGCGATGTTTATTGGTCTGGATGACGTACTCAGTTCTGGTCGTGGTAGTACCTCTGACCTTGACGTTGAGGGTGCTTACCCAACGGGCACACTGGCGGCTAATGCCAGCAACAAAACGACACAGATGGAAGTCTATGCCATCCAGGGTGCTGACGACATGAAGTTCCGGGAGATTGCCGTGAACTATGCCAGCAGTACTCAGGCGAATGCCATGGGCTTGGGTCATGACCTGTTCCGCTTCCCGCAAGCAGACAACATGCAAGCAGACTTCGAGAAAGGTCTTGAAGAGCTGGGCATGGGGGACATGTTGCAGCAACTGCGTGAAAGTGCAGCAAAAGCAAAAGCAGAACGAGAGAAGCGTCAAGCAGAAGTATTGCCAGAAGTACTTAAAGAAGCCGCGTAAAGCAGCTATAAGCCCTCCTACTCCTTTACGGGAGTAGGAGGGCTTATATTCACGGTCGACGCTTATTCAGCGGCAGCAGCTGGAGCACCGCCGATACCGAATACCTTGTTCAGGGCAGTCGATGCTTCGGCAACGCGGGTGTAGTTGGCTTCGATCAACTTGGCCACTTTCACGCAAGAGCTGACGATGATGCGCAGAGCACCGATGTCTTTCTGAAGTTCGGCCTTGTCCTTAGCGTCCTTGGCTTTCTTCATCTTGCCTTCAGCGACGGTCAGCAACTTCTCGATCGCCGACTTCTTGCCTTTGAACTCGTCCGAGAACGCCTTGATCGACACGACGTTGGCGGCGCAGTCTTTGCTGAACTGGATCGCGGCGTTTGCATCAGTGATGCTAGTAGCCTTTTCCAGCTTGCCCAGGAACTGTGCGTCGCGGGTCATGAACTTCGCAACCATGGCGCCGACATCGATGGCGTTGTCGGTGAAGTCAGTATTGCCGGACAGGTGCTGAGCGGCTTTGTGTTCCTTATCGGAACCGTTGGCAGCAGCGACGGTCAGGAACGCCTTCTTCGCTTTAACAGCGCCTTCGACGACCTTGGCCAGGGCACCTTGTGCCTTCTTGTTCATCTTGGCCATTTCTTTCAGAGCAGCCTTGACAGCGTCACGCTTCTCTTTCAGATCGCCTTTCTTGGCCTTGGCGACGTCAACACCGGCAGCAGCAGCAGCGTTCAGTTGCTTGTCGGCGGTGGCTTCGTCCTGGGTGCCCGACGCAGCAGCTTGCAGCTCAGCGGCGTTTTCGGTGCAGACATCTTTGGCCACTTCAGCGTCTTTGGCGCTGTCACGGTTGAAGAAGAAGTCCCAGATGGACTTGAAGGTTTTGGTGATGTAGTCCCAGACAGCTTTGAAACCGTCGCCGATGGCCGAGAACACACCTTCGTTACCAGCTACTTGCGAGCCGGAGACGATACCAGCGGACAGCAGCACGCCCTGGGCGTATTGTTGAGCGGCGGTCAGGTTGAAGCTTTCGGTACCCGCGATGTCCATCTGCTCAGCAGTGTCGTTCAGGGAGTCGAACATGATCTCGACGTGCGGGACATCCGGAAGACCAAAGCCGTCGCCGTCTGGTTGGTAAGAGCCTTCTACGTATTCCATTTCTTCTTTCCTTGCAAGGAGGGGGTTGTGTGAATTGACGGCGGTGGATTAGACGTTGGTCAAGTAGCGGAAGTACTGGGTAACGTTTTCTTTACCCTTGCGATTCAGGTCAACGATAACGCTGGCCAGATCAACGAGCTGGTGCAGCTTGTAGCGCGCTTCCCAGTTCTTGGCAACCATCGACAGGAACGACATGTACGTGTGGTACAGTCGGATGGTCTGTACCGGATACTTCCGATCCAAACCAACGGTGTGACGGAAGGCCAGGCCACCATCGAAGACGTCGCGGTTGTTGCGAATGATGTTCAGCAGATCGTCGGTTACCACAACGAACTGTTCGAAGTCAAGACGCAGGGAGTTGCCGACCGTTTCCATGAAACTGATCTGCTCTTCGCGCTCTTCTTCTTTGGTCTTGTAACGCTTACGGCCAGCGAGGAATTCCACGTGGCGTTCGATACGCGCTACCATGACGTCGGTGGTGGTGTCGCCTTTGGCGTTAACCTGTGCACCGATGCCAACAACCATGATGTCTCCCTGGTAAGTAGCCTCAGCCGGAGCAACAGCTTCTTTTGCAGGTTCGGTGACAACAGCAGAGGCTTTAGCAGCTGGTTTAGTGCTAACCTCCTTTGCTGGAGTACCACTGAGATCTTCGCTCTCAGGTGGCGTATAATCTGGAGTGCTCATGAAAGGGCCCTTTCGTAGAGAGTTATAGAGACCACAAATAATGGTTTCAGCATAAAATACGGCTATACCCCTAGGGCCCTTGCGGACCCTAGAGGCTAGCAGTGATCAGATCAATTTCTTGTCCAAACCCAGTTGGCGCATAATTTCCATCAAGTCTTTATTGCTATCCCCAACCTTAGGCAACTTACCATTGCCCGATGGATCCGGTGGGTTATCAATCTTGTCTCGTTCACTGCGTCCTTCAGTCACACCAGTGATCAAGTCGTCGATCAGAAACATAGGCATCTCCATGTAATCCCTTAAAGAGATAAGCTCATGAAGTTTGTAGAACCCGTACTTCTTAGCGACAGACTTAATCGACCACTCATGGTAGAAGGCGTTCTCCTCAGGGATGTAGGCAACTGAAGAGAACGGATCCATGGTAGCAGGCGTGTAGTGGTTCATGTTCAGGTCATGCAACATGGACTCGTTAAACGACATGGCTTCTGGGGTAATGCCTTTGATAGACTTCCCCAGCAGCGCATTGTTAACCTGATTGAACGCAGGACTGAAGACAATCCTGTTGTCGACTCGGGGGCTTATTCCGAGAGGGCTTCGGATTTGACTTTGCCTTGCTCGGCCGTCTGCTTGAGCATCGCCCACTGGGTGAGGGTAAAAAAACTCATCACTGGATCGATAGGCGTGTAGCCGAGCTTACGATCCAACAGGCCTTCAGGGTCTTCCAGGTCACCCTGGTTAGTCCGGCACTTCGGACACACGTAGTTGCGCACGCCCATAAAGGTACGGGACATGTACGGTGTCTTGTTGAGGATGAACTTCACCAGGTTACGGTTGAGGTCTGCCTGATCACGCAGGACATCCATCAGGCCGCCGTTGAACTCGACATCGTCGATCTCGCTACGACGGAACACCACTTCTTCCTCGTCGGTGTTTTCCGCTGGCAGGTCAACTTGTGCCTGTACCCAGTGGATGAACTCCGTGGAACCGAGGTTGTTGTGGAGCATGGTGACCTGGGTCTGGTACTCAGCCGGATCGATCAGCTTCGTACGCAGCTCTGCCAACCGAGGGTTGATATCGCCAACGAAGAAGTCGAACGCCGAGAAAGCTTCAGCCAGAGTAGGCGGGGCGCATTCCAGGTACATCGACTTGTCGTCGTTATACACGCGGTTGCTTTCCAGGCCATAGGTCGAAGCTCGGCTCAGCGCACGGGTTTCCGCCATGGTGTACTTGGCATGACCGTTCAGCAGGTTGGCGTAGATAGCCACGTCTTCGTCAGTCGTGATGTGATGACGGTGACGCAGTAGCTTGCTCGCCTGTACCAGCTTGAAGGCTTCCCAGTCGCACTTGCCCGAGAGGCAACGCAGGTTCAGGTTGATACCCTTGTTGTTGGTCGACTCGATCAGTGCGTTGATGATCGCATCCATGTCAGTCAACAGGATAACGTTGGACAGCTGGTTGAAGTCAGCCAGGTCCGATACGCTCGAGTTGGTGACGCGGTTCGCCATGAAGTTCCAGATCACCCGGATCGAAGCGATACGCGCCAGCACGGCAGAGTTGTTACCGATCTGCTGTACATAGCCGGTGATCGTGCGACGGATGTCGTTGATCAGTGCACCCATCTCGGTATGGTTGGTACGCGAGAAGGCAAAGCTCAGGAACGAGTCACGGCACAGCACGTCGTAAGACAACTTATCAGCACCAGAGCCCGTTTTACGCGCAGCACGGCGACGCATGTTTTCACGCTGGGAGAAACCCTTGGTAGAAGCAGAAGGTTTCTTACCGATGATGTCACCGGTATTCACGCCACCACGGTTGGAGACGTTGGACACACCCGCTTCGTTCATGACGCTGGTACGGATCTTCAGCTCGTCCTGGATTTCCGACATGAAGGCGTACAGATCGCTGGCGTGGTTGGAAACCTCGTCAGAAGTCTTGCCCGGGAAGTTGGCCTCGAGATACTGAAGCCAATCCGATTCAGCCTTATGGAAGACCGACTCAGGAACACGCTCTTCATCGAACATGGCCTTGGCGCCGCTGTAAGTCAACCAGCGACCAATAACGCCTTGAGCCTTGATGATGTCTTCTTTACGGTTACCGAGGAAGACTGTCAGGAAGCCACCGTCCTGTTGCTCTTCTTTGGTGAGGTCACGAATGATCTCATCCTCGGGAGTCAGGACTTCTTTCATCGTGGTGTTCAGTGCAGTATGCACGTCACGGTGAGTTGGAGCAGGGGCAGCGGGTGCAGCAGCCACAGCCGGAGCAGATTGCTCCAGCGGATCTTGAGGGAGATCAGTACTCATGTACTACTTCCTTGCGTGAGTGATTAGTTAACTTGTTTAGCGCCGACGTCTTCGTACGCGTCGCTGTCCAGCAGCTCGCCCATGACAGGCATGGTGCCTTCAGCAGGGGCTTCTACCGGTTGGACGGTACGGTACATCGCGGCCACGCGGGCAATACGCTCACCGTGCAGACGCATACCGAAGTCGTAGTTGGTTTCACCTTCGAGGCTGTGCTCACGCACGTATTCGTTGATGACCTCTTCGCGAGGACGCAGCACGACTTCCATCAGACCTGGGATGTCGAACTGCATGACCTCGGCCAGGGTGTCGGTGTAGTGCACGAACAGCGAGATGTAGTCTTCAACTTCTTTTTCTTCGTTGATGAACACGAAGATTGCATTGACGTCTTCAGCGACCGAAACGATCTGCTTGTCGAAGGCGTCAACCAGCGCTTGTTCTTCGGCGGTCAGCGTAACCTTCTTCATCGCGACCAGCTTTTCAACAACTTCCAGCACGCCGTGGATGTTGCCCAGGATCGGGATCATTTCGTTGATGCCTTTCAGCACGTCAACGTTGGTCAGGGATTCCTTGACCGCCTGGTAATCTTTCTTCAGATCGAGCGCCGTTTGCACAACACCTTTGGTAGCGATGTCGTAACGCAGTTTGGCTTCTGCTGCCTGAATACCTTCCGGTGTTGCGGCCATACGTGCCAGTTCACGACGCCCCATGCTGAACTGCTTCACGTTACGGTCTGAGTTAGCCGCCTTCTTTTTCTGTTTGGACTTAACAGCACGCTGAGCTTTCTTCTGCGCTTGTTTAGTAGACATATGCTATGATTCCCTGGTTAACTAACGTTAGGAAAGCCCCAATGTTTATTGAGACTGACGAAGTGGTGATGATGGAAGCGGAGGAAGATCTCGCCGCCAAACTCATCGGTGGTATTTGGGTTGACTTCAAGGCCTCTATTCCCGCCCCTCAAGCTAAAATATTGACAGACGGGTTCAATTTAATTCTTTTGAACGTTCCCGAGTCACTGCTGCAATCCGTGATCACCGAAATCATCGTAGATGAA